TTGAATGCGGGATTGTGCGACAACGTCGAGAAGGTTCGGAATGCCATTCGGAACGCCTCGGACCCCTACTCCCTAGTGGAAGTCCACGGTCTCCAGAACGCCCCGATTGACTCCATCTTGCGATGGTCTACCCCTCCCGGGCTCACGCCGAGTTTCGATAACATGCGGGGCAGATGTATCCAGATCATTGAGTTTATTCTTGGACTTCCGCAGTATTCACGCGGCGCAGTCGGTGTCGCTGACGTGGCGACCGAGGTGGCTCTCGCGGACACAGCACTACGGACCCGGAACGGACGCCGTATCAAGGCCATTCACGATGTCATCCGAGATTGGGCAACCAAGATCGTAGCCCTCTACGAAGAGTTCTTGGATGAGGAGACGGTCCTCCCACTTCGACTCACTGACTCCAAGGAAGTCCTCGAAGCAACCCGAGAGGAGTTGGCGTTCCGTGATGTCAACGCTGAGGAGGATCCAATGGAGTGGGACTACGAGGCCTTGCCCTATTCTCCCACAGAGAACAATCGCCTCGTTCAACTCCAGATGATTCAAAACAATTTGGAGACGCTCCTCCAGTTGCCGGGTGTGGACCAACAGAAGGTCGTCTTCAAATACCTTGACCTCCTCCAACTACGCGAGGCGGCAATACCTGCTCCTCCTCCAGGGGCGATGCAGCCCGGTGCGCCGTTGCCCGGTGAGCAGATGCCACAGCAGGTGGATGAGGCAGGCCTGCCCAACGTGATGGCAGGCGAGATGCCTATGGGAACTGAGCCTCCACAGGCCCCACTCCCCTTCGGTGGTCCAGGCTCTACCAACCAGTCCCTCAATACGGCGTCTGTAATCGGTGGCCATAAGGGTTCTGGCTTTGACATCCCGGGAGTAAGTTGATGCCCATTTACGAAATCTTCTGTGAGGAGTGCGGGCCAGGGGAAGAGTATGCGAAAGTCGCTGACCGCGACAACATCCATTGCCCGGGCTGCCATCGCAAGGTTGAACGTATCCTTTCGCCTGTGACAACAGTGGGAATTGTCTGGGATAATCGAGTACATGTTCCGCAAATTGGTAGAACCTTCCAGAGTAATTCCGAGATGCGGCAATATGAGAAGGACAACCCTGGTTTTGCCTTTATGACAAAGAACAGTCCCGAGTGGAGAAAGAAGCTCGACCGGTCACGGGAGCGAGTTGATAAGCTCGCTAAGCGGTCTGGATTCTCAGACTGGGATGCCATGCAGAAACATGGTCGCGAAGAAAAGAAGAAAAAAGCGGCTAAGGCTAACTCTGCTGGTTGACATTTCTACTATGTCCAGTATAGACCATTATACCTAGCGAGGTTTTAATGCCACTTCCAGGTCAGACCCCAGAGGGTCCCGAAGGTAAATACACTCCACTCCAAATGGCTGACTGGCTTATTGAGAAGGCTAGTGAGTTCAAGAGTGGTCAAGACCTCCTCGATGAAATGGGGCGTCAAGGCTTCGATTTGGCTTCCTCCGAGGCCGCTCCGATGGAAGACCCCATGGCAGACATGCTGGGTGAGCCTCCAATGGAAGAGCCCCCTATGGACGAGGACAAGGGTAAGGGCAAGAAGAAGGTCTCCCTTTCGATCATGCGTATCGGCGCAGCCGAGAAGGCGATTGACAAGGACAAGAAGGCTAAGAAGAAGGCCAAGGACGAAGAGGAAGGCTACTGATGGCTGATGACGCGACTCCGACTAGCGTTGAAGCACCCGTAGAGAGCGCACCCGTTGAGAGTGCGCCCGCTGCGGAGCCTGCTGCTGTTGAGGCTGCCCCTGATACCTCTGCCGATACCAGCGCACCTACTACCGAGTCACGCCCCAGCGCCGATGACTTTGGTTGGGATGACTGGGACGGCGAGCACTCCGGGCTACCCGAGGACATTTCTCCTTGGGCAGAAAAAGTTTCGTCGTACCACTCGAAGCGCCATCAGGCGGAGATCGACGAGCACAATCAGTCGTATGAGAGGCTGTCCAAGCTCTACAACGACTACCTACTCTCGGGAGAAGATCCCCGGGTCGCTGAACTGACCACTGCTAGTAAGGAGTGGGAGGAGAAGTACAACAACATCAACTCCGAGTTCGAGACTTATCGGGCTGGGATTCAGAATCAACTGGAGACTGATGCGAAGGAATGGGCCGACACATTCATCGCGAAGCACAAGGATGTCCTCCAAGGTGAGAACATTCCTAAGTTCGAGGCAGCGCTTGCCGCTGGCTGGGAACCAGAAGATATCGTGGTGTATCTGGGATTAGACGCTAAGGCGCAAGCCGAAGCCGATGCCGCCCTCAAGGCCGGTGCCCCATCCAATTTCGCTTTGAAGTATGCCCAGAGGACTGTTGAGCCGCCCAAGCAGGCTCCTCCCCCTCGGGCTGCATCTCACATAGTTTCCGGCGCTGATGTCGGATCTCGTCCCTCCAAATCCACTCGCGGTCTGAACGACATTAAAAGTCTGGAAGAACGTCGGAAATTGGTTTCGGAAAGGGCAATTCGAAAATCCAGAAGTGGAAGGAGTTGATAGATGGCTATTTCAGCCGACGTCCTCGCTTCGGCGCTACAGGATCTAGCGCCGGGGTATTCCGAAACCTTCATGAAGTGGCATCCGATCTTTGAGAAGATTGTCGCTCGTGGAGGAGTTCAAACCAAGGACCTTCAAGGCCCATACAAGCAGTTCACTGTGGTTACGCAGGGACCCGGCTCGACGACGGAAGTTGTCTACGGTTCGGAGCTTGTGAAGGGTGGTCGTAAGCAGGTTGCCTCCTCGGGCACCAGCTACGCCCCGCGCCTCATTCACGCGTTCGACGTTCCCCGTAAGGAACTCGACGAGGCGAATGGCGCACAAGACTTGGCGCGTATCCTTGAGAAGTACCCGGAGCTAGCCATGGGCGAGTTCCATGAGCAGATTGCTTCGCAGCTTGGTACGGGCGCAGGCGCTAACAACCTGGGCGGCTTCATGACGCTCAATGGTGGCGTAGGCGATGCCAGTGCGGGCAACCCGTAACGGACTCTTCGAGTTCGCGGCCCCCGCTTCGCAGGCTGGCGTTGTCCATGCTCTCGACAAGGGCACCGTGACTGGTTGGGAAAACCAGTTCGAGACCATCTCCGGTTTCGCGAACGACGGTCGTCGCAAGATGCGCGAAGTGTACTACACTTGTTCGCGTCAGGGCAAGACTCGCGGCAAGGTCGATCTGATCTTGGCTGATGAGGCTTCATACCACAACTACCTCGAAGACCTTGAGGACTTCGTGCAGGTTGGTAGCGTTGAGAACGATCACTCCCCCGCCGACGTGCGTCAGGGCGTGAAGTTCATGGACGCGACGATGTGGCTGGAAGATGCCATCGACATCACGAGCACTGCCTTCCCGACCAACTCCGGTCGTAGCGGTGGTACCTCGCCAGGTGTGATGTACTTCCTCAACTCGAAGACCTTCCACGCTTACACCCTTTCGGGTGAGGGCGGCGGCGGTTACTTCAAGACCTCTGGCCCGTTCCGTATTCCGGAGCAGGACCTGTTCCGCTATGAGATCATCCTCTACATGGGTCTCTACTGCGACCAACTCCGAGCCAACGGTGCCATCATCGGTGGCGCGAACGCCTAGGGAGGTTCGATATGTCTGGAACTGCTTTTGGTGGAAGTGTTACTCGCGTAACGACCACCCAGGAATTGCCACTCGGCTTCCAAGTTACCGTCCCGAATGGTGATCTTGGGATGCAGAAGTGGGTCTACGTCTTCAATGACGAGGCTTCGACTGCTTTTGCCGTCGGGCAAATCATCTACCGCGACCCAAGTGCGGCCACGCAGGACTTTTACGGGGGGCTTATTGCGCCCGTAGATGTCCACCAGCCCAAGGTCATGGTGTTGGGTGTTGCCCAACATGCCATCGCCGCAGGCTCGTATGGCTTCATTCTTCTGAAGGGTGTCGGCACAATCTTGGCGGGCACTGCCGCGTTGACATTGGACACCCCGTTCACCTCTGGCGGCGCGGACAATGCCGGTAGGGCTATCGACTACGCTGATGGCACTAACAACGAAAATATCGCTGTTATCGGACACACAGCCACTGCCATTGCTGGCGATGCCACCGGTACCGCTTACATCGACTGTGACTGACATCTGATTTGGAGAGGCGACCATGAACCTGAAGGATATCCGACAGGCTATCTTTGATTCGGCGGATTGGTCGCCCCTCCAAAGTTCAGACGCGGTGGGCACTGCCAACCGCTTCATCAACCGTGCTTACAATGTAATCGCGGAAGATGCCCCCTATCTGTTCTTCGAGTCGCAGGTGAAGCTGGCGACGAAGGCAGATTTTTCGCCGGGGACTGGCGATACTCTAGAGATGACCACAGTAGATGACTACTGGGTGCTCACTCGTAGTGCCGCAGGCACTACTGCTGGCGGGTGGCCTACGGCTGCCGCCGATGATGGGGACTGGGATGGCAGAATGATTGCCATTACAGATCCCCGTGGTGTCGTTCGTAGACGTCGAATCCGTACAATGTGGAAGGATGGATCTACAGAGTACCTCACGATTGACAAGCCGTGGCCGAACATCACGGACACGGGAATGACCTACAAGGTCTACTCGGACGCATACTACCTGCCAGACGATGTCATCATGGTCAACTCGATGCGCCTCTACGAGGACGGCAAGACTTGGCCACTCGTTATGGTAGGACAGCTTGAGGCGGAAGATGCGGGGTTCGTCGATACGACTTCGAATTCCATTACTGGGGTTCCTCGATACGCATTCCGCCGAGGTCATTTTAAGCTACCGTCTCCTGCCACTGCACCCGTCGCAACCGTCACAAGCGACACCGGCTCGTTCGATACGGCAGAGTTTGAGGCACCCGGTACGTTTCGCTACATCTACACTTGGGTATGGGGCCGACGTGATGATGAAGTTGCGGACATGGGGCCACTGACTAACGCATCGGGTGGGGCACCTCGTAAGCGTCCGCCGATGTGGGAGTCTTCTCCCAGCCCGGCGAGTGCGCTAGTCACGGTAGCCCGGGACCAGAAGGTTACGCTGACGATCCCGCCGAACCCCCACCTCCTGGGCTTCGGAGACGACGCAGGCGGACGCTACCAGCGAACAGGGTGGCGAGCCCGCATCTACCGTCGTCGTGAGTCGATTGATACTGCGACGGATGCCCAGACCGCGTTGGAGGTTTCGGACCAGTACTACCTAATTGGCGAGCAACTCGCTACGAGTAGTTCTTCCGAGGATACTGGCGTCACTATCCCCGACTACACTCGGAGACTCCGCAATGTCAACGGCTACCAGTCCTTTGGACTTCATCCGTGGCCTGATGCTCGATACGAGGTCGACATCCGATGCGTTCGGCGTCCCGAGCCTCTCGTCCATGATCAGGATGCTCCTCGACTACATCCGGACGCTGTGGAAATCCTAATCCAACAGACGCTCGCCTATATGTACGAGAAGCTGGGCGACTTCAATGGGTTGGCGCTAGCGAACCAGCGCTACGAGAGTCGACTTTCGGTCCTAGCCAAGCGCTACAGCGACCTTCAATCTTCTGCCGTTGTGACTGCCCGACGCCCAGCCCGGGCTATGAGGGGCGGGCGCAGACAGCGCAGATGGTATAAGTTAGTTACGGACTCCGCAAGTTGGGGACCGTTCGGTTGATCTAAGGAGATAGCATGTCCGACCCTATCACTGTTGCAAAGCCTAAGCAGAACGAGCCTCCCCGACTGGTGGCTGGTGCCATCTACTACTCGGTCCAAGACGGCTTGGAAGAGTACGCTACCTGCATGGCGACCAAGAAGATTGCGGGACGCCTTTACGGCTACCTTCAGCGTGTTGGCTGGAAGCCCCTGGAATTGGAGGAAGGCTCCGAGGAGTCCAAGCAGTGGAAGCTGCACTGGGAGCCTGTCGTACCTAAGAAGCGGGGTCGTCCGCGTAAGGTGGCCTAATGGCGCGTCAGGGGAGAGTCTACCAGGGACCACTGTTCCCAAGGGTGGAGTCGGGTAGTCTACTCGCTCCAGACAAGGTAGCTGCACGTATCACCAACATGGTGAGTACGCCCGAGGGTAGCCTCAAGAGTGTCGTCGGGCCTGCCCCATATCTCCCCTGGATTAGTGCTGGCGAGGGTTTCTCTGCTATCCACAACTACTTCGAGGACTACAACGACACTCATGGCATCTTCCATGCTGTGATTGCCGGGGGTACTCGGGAGATCTTCCTCCTGCATTCGGGGAAGGAGATCTGGAGTTTCGAGGGGTGGGAGCGAGGGTGGAGAGTCATCCTCGGTCCTGGTGAACTAGAGGCTGATAACTCTACCCAGACTGATGTGCGGTACAAGACATCGGGGATTGCCAACGATTTGGCAACCCGAGCACCCACGCAGTTTGAGGCTGCTCCTAACGGCGTCATCATCGTACCCCAGGGCGATAGGGCGTACTTCTACGATGGCGTGGTTGTTGCCCCCTTGGGCTACGACCGTGCGCCAGGTGCACCCCAAGCATTGGGTCCCCACTCAAGTTCGCCCGAGCCACAGTCGTTCAAGTACACAAAACTTACGGGGGAAGCGTTTTTCAAGAACCCCTGGGGAACAACCAACTTCAAAGAACAAGACCAGCTAAACGGCGACTTTCTAACGCCGATGAAGAATGATGCAGGATACGCGCATGATGCACAGCGCGGCTACTACGAGGGGTATCCAAGTGCTAGCCGACGTACTAGTCAGCACTGGATCCCTGGTGTCGTCCTCACTACGGGGATGCACCCAGCGTTTGGTCGATGCTACGTGGGAACTGTGACGTTCCCCCCCGGGATGGCACCCCTCTCTGTCGATTCGGCTAACCCAGGAACAGGCACAACAGGTAGCCTTGCCGCAGTGCGTACTCCTACTACGGTTGGAATCTTACTGGAGGGAGAATACTACGGAGCAGTCCAGTGGATTGACCGTTGGGGCAACCTCTCTCCCGTGTCGGAGAGGAGTAGTGCCATCCGTTTCGACCGTCAGGTATCCGCTGGCGTACAAATTATTGGCAATCAGGGCTCATATGGACGGGACAACCGCCGCCATTGCCAAGTCCCGGGGGCGGGCGAACTCGTTGCAAAACAAGTTGCCTGGGCAGGCATTGAGCCCGGACGAGATGGGACAATTGGCCGTATCCTGTATCGTACTCGGGACACTTTCAACTCGGGCACGAATGAACTCTTCGAGATGCCTCCCAATGCTTCGGGCGGGACCACAGCCTACGCTACCCTCCCCGACAACATCTCTACGTTCTACGCGGACAATGTGTCGGACGCCCGGCTACGGAACCCTGCCCCCGACCTAGTTCCTGTCCCCAAGTTCAAGCTATGTCGCCTTGCACTGGGACGGCTCTGGGTTGCAGGGATTGAAGGCGCTCCTGGCATGATCCGACCCTCTCTCCCTGGCCGATGGGGAACCTTCCCCGCGAATCAGGAGATCTTCCCAGACCCCAGAGCGGGGGAAATCACGGGGCTATGGTCCAGCCCCAACGGGCTCCTAGCCTTCACGAAGACTAGCATCTACCTCGTTGCCAGCAGGGGCGGGGGCTTCGAGACTCGCTCACTAAGCTCGACTATTGGATGTGTCGCCCCTAGTTCCATCGCCGAGATGCCGGGTGGTATACTGGTATGGCTGGGCGTGGACGGCTTCTACCAGATGGATGCCTCCAACCCAGTGCCTCAACCGATTTCTGTTCCCATCGGAGATCGAATGAAGAACCTGAACCTGGCCCGAGCGGAGAGGGCTACGGCAGCGTTTGACCCAGTGTCGGGTGAGTACCGGTGTTGGGTCGCGATTGATGGGACATCCCGCAACTCGGTGTGCTTCGCCTATGATGGAGAGGGTTGGAGAGAGCGGACGGACATGTACGAGGTGACGGACGTCTGTGTGACCCAGAACCATCAGTCGTACATGATCGTCTGCGGTAAAGCCTCGGGGAGAGCGCAATACCGCGATGTGAAGGATGGGTCTGTCGCGAAGGAGTCCCATATTGCTAAGAGTGGCGTATGGGTCCTCGACCATGAGAACCACACTTGGATCCCAGAGAATGTCGCCCCATCCATCGAGACTAGCTGGATAGGGGCTGGGTCGTCCCAGCAACGCAAGTCCGTCATCCGGGCTTACCTGTGGCTACGAGAGACGCAGAAGCCTTCTGTGGCGTTGGCAGAGTCTGCTAAGACTCCTGGGGTAGTTACTCCTGCCCTTTCCCTACAGGTGTCGGTATACACCGATTGGAGAAAGAAGCGAACCATCAGCGGCACTGTGGTCGCCACGCCAGTGTCTTACGCTTCCATGTATCCAGAAGAAGACCCTCCCCCCGCCTGGGAGCAAGAGTCTTGGTCCACGACTACGGAGACGTGGAAGAGGCGTCGTCCCTTCTGGGTAAAGGTGGAGATCTCTGTCCCAAGTTGCGAGGTCTTCAAACTGCAAATGGAACCAACTGAAGACCCCTACCGGTTTGAGTTCATCGGACTGTCCTTTGACATGGTTGCCCGTCCGGGTGCCCGGATGTCTAAAGTTACGGAGACTATCTGATGCCCTACGTATTCCCTAAACATCGCCTCGAAGCCAACACTCCGATGGACTACGAGGAGGTCAACGAGAACTTCCAGGACCTTATTGGGGAAGCAAGCGGCGGGCTCAACGAACACAACTTCAACTCCAACACGTTTACCCAAGGGGTTGCAATATCTTCGGTTGAGCCGATGGCGTGCTGGTGGGATGTCAATGTTACCATGGACCCTGCCGTGAACGTGGGCTACGTCGTGGAGGTTGGCTCGGTCAGTGGGTCGGAGCCCAGCCTTACCACTGACAACCCCGACTACTTCTACCAGAGGGGCCAAGGGACATGGGAAGTGATTGCCGGATTAACAAAGGAAATCACAGCGACAGGAGGTTTGTATTGGCTCTTAGCCTCCCTCCAACATGATGGTCGGACCAAGTATATCGTTGACCCAGAGTTCTTTCTAAACCACTACGGTGCCCTCTACGCTATCCGCATTAACGGACGGATTGTCTACGAGACTGTTACGGGCGGCGTCCACAACAACCCCATCATCGCGCAAGGGTCGGTCCGAGACGGCGAGGGTGTCTTCGACGCCAAGGTCAAGATCACAAACACTGGTGAGAAGGTGTACGATACCCATGCCATCCATGGGGATACTGGATTGCTTCCCATTTCGCTGGATTTTATCGTCGACCTTCCCCCCGGCACTCATACAATCGACGTCGTGATGCAGACCCTGCCACATCCCCAGGCGGGGAACGTGTCGGTAAGTACTCGTGAGTTGATCATCCTAGAGATGAGGGCGTAATGGCCGACTATAAGCCAATCCAAGAGGGAGATAGCCTTGACGCCAGTAAGCTGGACGAAAGGTTTACTACCCTCGAAGAGGCTGCGAATAACGTGAGTGCGGTGTCGCGACGTACGTTCGATCACTATCACGGGACGCATAGTCTTGTAGAGCCGAACATTGCCTTCGATACAGGTGCGCGGTTCATGGGCCACGCAGGCAACGGTTCGGCAGAGAACGATGTGGCCATCGACCTGTACGGTGCCCACAGGCACCACTACACTTATGGCGGGTCTGGGAACGCAGTGTGGCCCGGAGTCGCATCGTCTGACCTAGCCTCGGGCGCTACTGGAGTGGGGTGGAGGGTCATAGGCGATACCCTTCCCACCTACGGGTACGGCGACGACACGATTCAGGGCAGATCAGACGCCAAACTAGAATGCACTTTCGGAGCAGGGGTAGGAGTACAACTTGCCGAAGCCGGGCACGAGGGGGCACTTGACCAGATCGGAGGTGTCCTTGTACTGTTTAATGCTGAAGCACTGTTCTTCCACGACGAGGCCAAGACGCCGCAATGCGTGGGCAAGACGGTGAGTGACATCGGGATTAAGTTCCGAGCACGCTTTGTCCTACAAGTCAAGGTCCGAAAGCATGACGGTGCAGACTTGGGATGGCTAAACCTAAAGAAGTCCCATAGGGCTTTGAGTATGCCCAGTTCGGGGATGAACTCTGACACAAGTTCGAAGATCTTCGGCGTCGAGTTCAAGTCTGCTGGACTTGCAACCTCACACCATCGACCTGTTCGTGGAGCTATGTGGAAAGATATCTCCATTCGGACTTTGATCACACACGATGACCTAAACATAGACGGCTTGGATTACCCGCTAGACCCGGGGCCGCTGAAGTTGCAGGGGGTTCGTGCCGTAGTGTCCTTGGAGATCCCAGGAACAATTCCGACGATAACAGGGACTGACCTGTATGACGACTGCCCCGAGGGGGCAGGGATTGCCCTCAAAGCCTATAGTATGACCACCCTAGCTCTCTCTTCCGAGTACAAGGTGTAACCATGCCTAAGATTACGATCCCCTACTCGGCAGCCGTAGGCGCAGACAAGACCCCCACCGAAGAGGTCAACCAGTCTTTTTTCTCTGCTGTGCCAGCGGTTGCAGACCAAGACTCGGGCGCAGTCCTTAATGGCAGTCTACAAGAGGACAATCTCGCAGGCACTGTCACCCATCTTGACTTCAAGCGGGGGGCCTACTCTCAGGCAGGTGCCATGGGTGCGACAGATAATCAAGACTACTTCCCAGATATCTTTCCCGCCATCACTGCCATCACCGAGCATCCAGCGGCGGCAGCCCTCAAGGCCACCTCCCACCTTGCGTTCCCCAATCGAACCGACTTCTTCCAGCCCATCCCCGGGCTTAACCAGACCTTCTACAACCCGTACAAGAAGGCATTGGCCATCTTTACGTGGAACCTAAGTCTTGCGGTAGATGGCTGGGTAAACAAGGCCGTGGACACCACCTACGGCAAAGAATCGGAAGAGAACAAGTATGGGGCCTGGGTCATCTTTAAGATGACGAAGCCCGATGGGACGGAAGTTGTGCGGGGAGTCAATGAGGCGGAGACCGCGTTCCGATCAGTTCTGCCCCGGCAGGATCGGCCCGAAGCGGCATCGCGGCGGGGTGCGCAAAACGATTTGTATTACTCTGGCCACATGACACTAGAGCTAGAAGATGAAGGCTGGTACACTGCTGGCTTGCATTTGGGGATGGCAGGTACTCCTAAGGTACAGGCTAGTAGCCTGGGGAGTAGTTCAATTCCACTGTGGATTTTCGCCCTCGACCACGCCGGTATGGGCATCCTTCCTTACCAGTCTCCCCCCGATTATGAGATGCAAGAAACCCCCATTGGTAAGGACTTCACAATCTGGGGAGAGGGCATCCGTCAGGCCAGAGTCCGAGTCCGTTCTATCCGTCACGTTCTCTTTCGCCTCTAGTTGCCCGAAAGGTGCCTACAAGGTAAAGTTTTTGAGGAGGCCCCATGGCTCAGCAGTGGAACCGCAATAAGCAAGGCAAGATCAAGAGCATCAAGAAAGAGCAAAACAGGATGCTTGCCGAGACGATGGGGCAGATGCGTGAAGGGCAGGAGGTTGGCCCCGGCTTCCAGCAGTTCCGCGCCCAGGCAGACCAAGCAGTTGGGTCTACGGTAGGTGATGTCCAGCGAGGCATGGCTCAAGACCAACTGACTGCGGGTGCAGGATACTCGGGTTTCCAACAAGAGTCTGCACGTCAGGCAGGAGATGCCCAGACTGCCCAGACTGCCAACCTTCTTGCCCAGTACAAGAAACAGCAAGATCAAGCGGCCCTCCAGCGACAACAAGCCGTCTCAACCGGGCTTCAGTACGAACGAGGCGAGCGACGGGCAGACCGGAAAGAAGTGATTGATACTCACGCGAGTATCTCGGGCGCAGTCACTGACTTCTTGAGCGCAGTCGGTGAGATCATTCCAGCGTAGAGGGGGGCTAGGTGGCGAAGAAGAGACTAACCGAGGGCGAGTACGCGGCTGCTACTGGCCTCTCCGGAGGCGAGGCGGAAGAGCTTTACCGCAAGATGCGCGAGTGGCGTCGAGCCAAGACTAAGGCAGACCTTAAACGAGGACTCTACCTTACACAGGGTGCCTTCGCCGCTATGGGTGGTCGCCCCATCCAGGCCTACAAGCGGGACTACATGACTCCCGAGCAGGTCCAGGCGATGCAGGCATCCCTGCTTGGGCAGATCAACAACATCACTGAAGGACGCCGCAAGAGCGCCGAGGACTACCGTAGGGCGCTGCTACAGTCTGCCACGACTGTCTATGCCCAGAGGGCGGGAGCAAGCCGTGAGGCTGCCCAACGGGCGGGTAAGCTCCTTGAGATTCGGTACAAGGCACTCTTCCCCGAGCATGTGGGTGTTGGGGGAGGAAGAAGCCCGGGTGGGGGTACGGATGATCCTAAGCGGAAGTACGCCACCGCTCCTGCTCTACGGGACCGTCTTGAGGCGGGGCAAAACCTTAGCTCAAGCATAGAGCACGACGTAAAAACGGGAGGATGGACACTCACCTATGCGGACGAGGGACCCGGTGCAGGGGGATTTGATGATGAGTTAACCGCACTCCATACTAACCAACAGAGTCCGACCGTGTTCGGACGAGACGTGGATGGCTTTAGTGCATTCGCTGCGGGCCTATTTGGCGATCGAGGCGTAGACCCCGAGACTCAGCGAAATCTGGCCTTTGCAGCACTGCTCCAAAACGTGACGGGGCTAACCCCTACCGAGGTGGATGAAGGGTACTTGACTGCGGACGGGGAACTTGACTGGGGGAAGCTAAGGGGAACAACGCGGCGCGCTAGAGACATAACTGCCCTACAAACGCTAGAGGCAAACCTCGATAAAGCCGCAGCAGATGAAGACTCGGGGGGAGGAGGCGGCGGAGGTGGCTACGCCACGATCCCAGGCATTGACCAGGACCAGTTCAAAGCCCTAGAAGATATCGCCGAGGAGAGTCTCGGGAAGGTCGGAGTCGGCGGGGGTGGAGATTTCTCCGCCCTCCTACAGAAGATTGTCACTGCCGCTCCCGGCGAACTCCCCGGGCTCGAAGCCCAGATCAAAGAGTCCATCGATCTACCTGTGTCCCAGGGGGAAGCGGAGCCCGGTCGGACTCCTGCGGGAGAGGGAACTCTTCCTCCTGGGGCCTCTGGTGAAGCTCCCGATGGGGACCCGACTTCCGGCACCAACCCCGGCGACAAGGTCACCCAGAAGATTCAGAATGTCCGAGACCCTGACGCGGGACTGGACCAACTCTGGGAGATGTACGAGAGGTTGGACAATGCCCAAACGACTGAGCGTGACCTCCACCTGATGAGTCAGATCCAGGCTAGCCCCCAATTCAAGGCAATGCAGGAGAAGTTGGGGATCAGTGACCCCAAGGCAGCCATCAAGGCTGCGAAGATGCTGACACGTCAACGTAGGCGGGATGAACGCTTCCGCGATGTTCAGAAGCTGCGCCAGATTCGCAAGGACACAAACCGCAGTGCCCTCATGGGCGGATTGGCAAATAGGCGGCGGGAGACAATGCCTCCCACAGTGGATAGGGGATCCTCGGGTGCAGCCGTGATGGGTGGTGCCGGTGGCTTCGATACTCCTGACGATAAGAAGAGGGAAGTCTGATGGCTACGAACGAACAGGAACGTAAGCGAGTCGCAAATAGCTACTTTGAGGAAGAGGCTCCCCTTGTACGGGGGGGCTTGCTTCCTACCCGTCCCGGTCGCCGTCAGAAGCGGGCTCAAACGGAAGGCATCCATCGTAGTAGCCACCGGACACCCTCCGAGAAGAGGGCAGACGCCGAGTTCCAGGCTCTCATGGACGCCCCGCTGGGGCAAGACGACTCCCCCAAGACTCCCCCCGAGTTTTCCGAAACAGAGCGTGGCTTCCAAGAGGAAGCTGCGGAGAAGGGGAAGAAGGGAGATCTATGGCAAGAAGGGGAACTGGAGCACGAGGACGAGATCCGAGAAGGACTTCAGGGTCAACGTATCAGTCGGACCCTTGAGGCGATTGATGCGGACAGAGCAGAGCGGGCAGACGAGTATGGCCAGTATGCGAGCGCACGAGACGCTATGCGTGAGGGTGGGATTGGCGATGAGGACCGCAGGAAGGCTCTTCAAGGCGTAGCCGAAGGACTCGCCGGAGATCAGCAAGACCGGCGCGAAGGAGAGATTGCCGATGCCGACCGCGCCAACGCCGCCCTGTTCCAGCGACTCACGGGCGTCTACGAACAGAAGATGACTCCCACCCCCCCGGGTTTTCAAGGCAAGCGTGGGATGGCAGCCTTGTCCAAGGGCACCTATGGGGCACAGGACCCTTATGAGTATCGTAGGAACCAAGACGGAACTTACACTGTCGTTGGAGTGGACATCAACCGAGTGCCCGAGGCGCGTCGAGAGAGTGCTCAAGCGGCAATAAACTACGTGATCTCCGAGGGTTCTCCCGAGTTCAATGAGCTTGAAGCCCGGTTTGGAGCGAGCGGGGCTGCGGCAGGTGGAGCAGGTGGAGCACCCGGAGCACCCGAGGTACGTGAGGTACTACGAGGTGATGTGCCCGGAGCACCCGAAGCACCTGCACCTACGGGAGAGAAGCGGGGCTTTACGAAGGATGCTGCACGACTACCCGGAGGGGAACCCTCAGGGGATCGCGCATCAGTTGCTACCGGCTTGCCTCCTTACCCTGGAGATGATCTTGTTGAACCAGAGTACCGAGGCCATCTAGGGCTACGTGGCGACGATGGGACCTCCTATGGTGACATCATTGGAACTGGCCAAGACGCGGAAGGTAAACGGTATTCGGACGTGGTTAGGCCCGACGGTACCGTAATTCGACTGTTCCCTGATGGATCGGGGCAAATAATGGGCAACATCAGAGATCGGTACCCCGACGCTAGGGTAGCACCCGGGGATCCCACATATGGAGGTGGACCCCAAGAGCAGTTGGACAGGTTCAAGGCTTTCTTCGGGCTAGACTCCGAACGTCCTCCCACTCGATCCGAACAACTTAGCGCCCAAGATGTACGTAGAAGCCGCATACGTCAACTCATCCTCAAGCATGGGTGGGCTGGTTTGTCCCCGGAAGTGAAGGAAGATATTATCGGGGAATTCCGAGGCGGCTTCGACCCTAACCGATAGGAGGCGATATGGCCGAACCTCGCGAAGACGACTCGGAAGAGGGGCAGGACAAATATACTCGGCACCTCCTTCCGATAGGTAGGAGGAAGCCAAAGTATACCTCCCCTACGCCTCAACCAGAGTTGGGGGTGGGATCTTCTGGAGGAGTTGACTACACTCAACACCTTCTTCCGATAGGTAGGCAGAAGAAGAAGTTAAAGGCAGAACCTACGCCTCAACTGGACACGCAGGAGATGCGTCCGGAGTACGAGGGGGAGCCACTGCCGAAGTTCGAGCAGGCTCCCACTCTTACCGAGCAACGTAAGAAGGAAGAAGAGGAGAAGGCGAAGCCAAAGGGCTGGGACGATAAGCTCTTCGACTGGGCAAGTTGGGCAGCGGGGAGGTCGGCTGAAACACAGATGAGTGTTGGGGCATCAGGGTCGGGTGTCGCTGGTCACCTAGTTGGCTCAATGATGGAGTCCCAAGAAGAGAAGGACAAGCGAGAAGAGAAGGAGAAGGAGAAGGAGAAGGAGAAGGAGAAGGAGAAGGGTCCTGTCCTCGCCGAGGGAGACATCGCCCAGCATACTCCTGCTGTTCAGCATGTACTGCGGAACTGGGACGACATTAGTCCTCGTGTCGAAGAGGGTGAGAGTCGGGGGGCGAACATGGAAGTTCCCCTTATGACGTACATGCACCAGCCGAACTTCCTGATGTTTGGGGAGAAGCGGCAGGTAGTCAACATGCCTGCTATCCGTAGTAGGCTCCGGGGATACATCCACGCCTTAGAGCTTGATAAGCTAGGTAAGACCTCTGACTTCGACTTGTCCGAGGAGGAGCGAGAGCGACTCGGGAGACGTGTCGAAGAGCGTCTTCGCAACGAGTTGATGGATGATATGAACCTCACGGGCCTCCACTACGGAGACACGGACCCGAAAGACCTCTCTCGAAAAATCTCTGAAGGCGAAGCCAGCACGATTGGGCGGATCTTATCCGGGGGAATGAAGACCGTCCTCGGTGAAAAGTGGGGCGAGGAACTCTTCGAGGCCACCTGGGTTCCCATTGAAGCTGTCCTTACTCCAGCAACTTCGATGGAGATGATGGACAGGCAGAGTCTACGTCAGGTGAGTCAACATCCCATCCACCACTACTTGAATGCGGGACTTGGAGTCTTCGGTTCATGGTATCTCTCTGACGATCCCGACATGGACTTGGGCTCTCCCGAGTGGGTTCATAAGGTACGTACTGGATACTCTGTCTTTGACGAGACCCAGAAGGTCGGGGAGAAGATCTACGACTTGCCGTCTATGCGGCCCGTCCGGGAGGCTACCAGACTCATATGGGGCGATGAGAACCTGACCCGGGCCGAGCACGTTATGGGCTTCGGTGCCGCGATGGTGTACGACCTCGGCCTTCTCGACGCAGGCGTGGGCATAGTGGGCAAAGGCCTCAAGACTAAGCCCGCGATGGAAGCACTGGAAAGAATGGGAGTAGGCAAGGCGGGGGCCCAGAGGTCTGCCAAGACGGCAGTGGATGACATCATCACCCGTATAGACAACGGGGAGATCGAAAGTGTCAGGCCAATCCTTGAAGGACTGTCGGGAGACCCCGCACAACTCGGAACACGGCAACACTTCTGGAACATGCTCGCTCCCACGATTGCGGAGAAGGCAGATGTTGCCGTGTCTACCCAGCTTGACAAGCTGATCGGGGATATTCCCGAACTAACTCGGAAGGCCCAAAAGGCAGAGCGTGAAGCTAGGGCAGCACAGGGAACCAAGAATGCAGCCCAACTGAAGCAGGCAGCACTGGAAGCAAGGGAGAAGCTGTACACTCAAACTCTGACCGTCGAGCGGGCTAAGCTCGCCGCGCACGAGCAGGGTTCAATCCTCACTGTCGAGAACGCACTAGATGTCCTTACCCAAGCAAGAGCAAAGGCACTGACCCCTAAGGAAGCGGCTGAACTCGCTGCACTCCAGGCTCGTCAGGCACAGTTTGCCAAGCAGGGGAGGAACCTTCCCTCTAAGGCCCAACAACGACTGTACGAACTGATGCCAGAGGCAGACTGGAGGAAGGTGTCTTTGGCAGACGCTGACATCGCCGTACATAAGAACTTTCAACAAGCACTGCGGAAAGCCGCACAGATCCGAAAACTAGAGAGCAAAAAGAAGTCATTCAGGACGCTAACAGCTAAGGAGCAGGCACAAGTCACCGCCCTACAGGCGAAGAAGACGCTGACGCCTAAGGAGCAGGCCCGGCTGGATCGCTTTCTAAAGAAGACTAAGACTCCGAAGGGATTGAACAAGGCAGAAGCCGCAAGATTACAAAAGTACCGAAGGGAAGGCAAAGCTCTCCACGATCTCGGGCTCCGACTTCGAGCCCAACAGGCACTCTCTGGCGTCTTGGAGAAGACTCGGGGGATCAGGACCGTAATAGCCAATAGCGAAGCGAAGCTCGCCAAGATCCCCAAAAAGCTAGAAAAGACCGCGAAGGATTTGAAGAAGGTGGGCAAGCTAGAAGCCCGGGCTGCTCGGAGAGCACAGGCCCTGGCGGAAGCGAAGGACATCATACCTACCGCGAGGAAGATCTTAGAGCGGATTAGCTCCAGCCTCGGGGAGGGTTTGGAAGTGACCCGTGCCACTCCGGGCTTCACTCGCTTCGTTGACGAGACGTATCAAGGCGTTCTACCCAAGATGGTCGGGAAGGATGCTGCGACGAACGCACAGTACCTATCGCCCCAACACGCCTACACTGCACTACTAAAGGCGTATGGGAGTAAGGCAGTCCAGAGGTTCCTAAACAAGGGAGACTCCGCGATTGCTCGTCACATCGTTGCCCCGATGGCACGGCAAGGTAGGACAATCCCGCTTAGGCGGTTGAGTCCAACGGAGGTCGCAGAGCTTCACGCTGCCGAACGTGTTCTCGCGAAGCAGGCCCGAGGGTCGATGCTCACCAGTAAGAATCTGCTGCACGCCCAGCGTATCCTTGACGAAATGGCCGAGGCCGGGTTGGAGCTAGGGACCTTCAACCTGATGCGACCCAAGACGTGGAAGCCGACGATGCAGCGGAACGTCCGCAGTGTCCTTGGTAACATGGAGACCTTCCTCAATAAGGTTGGCGTCCCAGAGCGTGCCACGAAAATACTCGGAGCGGCGTCTGACGAGATGTTGCACATCTTTGGAGGGGTCAACCACTGGCTTCTCCGGGCTAACGACGAGACGTCGGCCCTCGTGAACTTCGCAGTCAAGAGCCAGACTAGAGTATGGGATGCGGCAGAGGGGAAGTGGGTAACTAAGATTCCTTGGGCAGAGTCTGTCGCTAGGTACTACGACGAGAGCCTCTCCATCCCAGTAGGTAGCGGCCAAAGCAGCCTGAATCAGGGGCCCATAGGTCTTCACCAGATGGCGTTCCGGGCGGTGATGGAGTTACCTTTTGCTCAAGCCATTCTGAAGGGCAAAGACTTCAAGGACCTCCCTCCCGAGGGTTTCCCTGGATTCTTTGATGGACTGGCTCGGATGTGGCTCCCCAGTCAAAGTCGATCAACACAAGTGACACTTCCTCCGGGCATACTCGATGACCTCCGACAGCGGATGGTCAAGATCATCTCCGAAGGTGGTGAGGACCTGACGTGGGGAGGAGAGAACGGGTTCGAGCAGTTGATGCGGAAAGCCACGATGGCGGCAACTGCCAAGGTCAGTGGATTAAGCCCCGCACCGTTGGGTAAGAGAGATGCGAAGGCTGTCCTCTTCGGGGTGCAGGCAGTCACTGCTGGTGCCATGAGGTACAAGCTGTCCCGCGATGTTCACCGAGCGATTGGCAGTGTTTCCGACGATACCGCGAAACGAATCGCCGGAATGATGAAAGGAAAGAAGGGGAAGAAGGGAGACAAGCTGGACATCGTCAAGGACGTCGATCTACTAGATGACGTCTTCGAGCAACTGGCAGGGTATGGGATGCCCTCTTTTGCTCACCGTGCAGTCAAGCAGACCCTTGGTGAGATGCGGGACGTGGCCGGGACCATCGACGCGACCACAAGACTTCAAGGTAGGAAGGGGGAACTCGTCCATATCCCCTACCCACTCCTCCGGGCTCTGGAGATCAAGCACGACAAGTTTGTCAAGTCCCTCCGGGCTTATAACCCCAAGGCTGTGAGAGACCCTGTCCCGAAGGCCATCGAGTGGGGCTTGACGGCACTAGACGAGTTCGCCAACATTTGGCGTCAAGACAAGGTCTACGGTATCGGTATCCCCCGTACTGCCCACTTCGTGATGACGGCAATATCAGACTGGGCGCAGATGGGAGTTCATCTCGGCTGGGGTACGGCGACGAAGTTGTCGTTCCAGAACGGGTTCACGAACTTGCCGAAGATTGGGGCGAAGTACTACGACATTTTCGCCGAGATGGCTGGAGACAAGCTAGGTGAGGTTCCTGTATTGGCGACCCCCATCAATGCTGTACTGAACCCACACATTGCGGCGGTGTGGAAACGCGAAGATCGTCTCATTCAGACTGCCTCTGGGGAGGTCCTCAACTTCAAAGACATCTTCGATATGGCGACTGAAGATGGGGTGATGGAGACATTCTACCGGTACGACCAACAGAAGCTGGTCGAGAAGGTCACCGCCCGTCTCGACAAGCAGAGGATCTACGGCATTCCCGGGACCGGAGCGGCCAAGGATGCTTGGTCGAGGGCACGCGAGATCCCCTCCGAGATGATGACTACTGTCCAACAGCGTCAGCGAATGGGCGTGTACTTAGAGTACCTCATCAATAGGGGCGCGGGACGACAGGGCGCGAAGGAGGCAGTCAACGGGGCACTCTACGATTGGACGCATGGAGTTAGCGAATGGGAGATGTACTCCCTCGCTAAGGTCTCTGCCTTCTATCGGTATCTGCGACTTTCAATGAACCAAATCTCGGGAATCTACGCCGACCTTCTTCGGACACCCTCCTTCGAGACTTTCAATCGTGCTCATCGTCTACGCCAGCTAGGGCACATGTCAGTACACGGTCCTCAATCCATTAGTGATGTCATCTATGCGTCTCCAGACAGGGACGAACGGATGAAAGATCAAGGTGACCTAGAGAACTTCGCGGAGAGTATGCGGCCAGACTACCTAGTAGGCTCCAGGCCCGTTGGGCCTGTCAGGGAGGCCAGCGAGAAGGAGTTGCGGCACCTGCAAGTGGACGTGGACGGGCGGAAGGTAACTAGGGCGACACATTACGTGACCCGGTACCACAGCACCGGACCTCCCGAAGCGCTCTCCATGTGGCTCAATATCGCCAACGGCATCCGAGGGTCGATGAAGATCATAGGCGACCCCCTCGGGTTATCCGAGGGAGTTCCCGAGGCATTCTATGAGGAGACAGCGAAGCCCTTCACTGACATCTTCATGCCGCCAGTTCAGAAGCTCATGGAAGCAGGACTAGACGCCACACTTGGCACTGAGTTGTCCCACGAGAAGGACTCAATCCAATGGGGCAGTGGAGAGGAAATCCTCTGGGAAGCGTACATGGGTGAGGATTACCGTCCCGGTCCCTTCCTAGGCTGGGCCTACCAAGGTGTAGATGACAAGGGTCGGCACCAATTTAATTCAAACTACTTGGCGTTTATGAGGACTATTCCTGTCATAAGTACGGCGGCAGTCCGGCACGCAGAAATGTGGGCGGGAGCGCCCGAGGATGCGACAATGGGCGAGGAGTTTGAGCACGTCTTTAGGACCGCATCTGGCCTCAAGAAAGTATGGTTCAACCCCAAGACTCTCCACAATTGGCAGGTCCGAGAGCGCGAACAAAACCTGGCCGAGACTGAGCAGAAGTACGAAGATCTGGTCAGAGGAATGAAGGAAGGGGCACGTCGCAGGGCAAAAGATAAGAAATAGGGGACAGTAGAGACTAGCGAACTACCGGCAAACCGTTACAATAGCCATACCGGATATCCCGGCTGAACCAGAAGACGGTTCAAGGCCTCTTGAAGAAAGAGGCTGACTGCTTTGGAAGAGAAGGAGTAAGCCCAAATGGCTGTCAAGCAGAAGCAAGTTCGCCCCGTAGTTGATGGTACCCCCTGGTCTACAGGAGTTCGAGTCAAGAACTCGACCGGAGCTACCATTGCCGCAGACAAGCTAGTCTACTTCAGTGGCATCACAGGTAAGACGCCGACGATTGCGGTCGCCGACGCTGACACGTCAGACGTTCCAGCGCGTACCCTCTGGGTGACACGTACTGCGATCCCGGACGGCTCGACCGGACATGTCCTCCCCTGGAAGGTGTCGGACGGATTCTCTGGCCTCACTGCTGGCCTGCCCCTCTACATGACTAACACGGGATCCGTGGCAGAGAGTGTGGCATCGGGTACGGCTGACGCACAGGCTGTGCGGGGCGGCGTGATTGTCGGAGAGTCGCTCTCCGCAACGACTGCATTGATTGCTCCCGGTATTCCACGAGCACTCTTCGGTGCCCCACGAGTGGAGACGATCACGCCTAGCGGGAACGGTAGTGCTGGCAGCCCAACCCGAACGCTGGTTGCCCGGGACTCGGGAACCACCTACTTCTTCGACATCTCGACCTACCACGTCGTGATTAAGCTCCCTGCGCCCCTACCGGGAATGAGCTTCAAGTTTGTCGCCAGCCGTGCGTCGGATGGCGAGAACTCTAAGGACCTCATCATCACAACCAACGCCAACGGCACGAACTTCGCGGGCTTCTATCGGCATATGGGTGTTGCGGGCAGTGTGGCGGCAGGAATTGTCGAGCTTAACGGCAACGATAAGTCCACGCTGAAGATGGATACGTCAACCAGTAACGCACCGTGTTCGGCAGGCGACTTCATCGAGATCGTCTCGGACGGTACTGACTGGATGGTGAACGGAGTTAGCGTCTACAACAACCTGGCTGTTACTGACGACATCCTCTCCTAACATCCCCTCCTTGGAGGTAGCCTATGGCTGCAACTGTTACGAGGACAACCAAGAATGTCCGGGGAAGTTGGCACTGCCAGTACAACATTGTTGAGACTGGCATCAGGGACACCACAGAGACGACTATCACTGGTGTCCCTGAGTTCGGTACAATTGTGACCTTCTACTCTGTCTTCGTCTCTGGGACAGGGAGTACTGTGAATCCCGAACTGGGATCCTCTTCCGGGTGGACGACCAACGATATCAATCAAGTTCTCCCAGAGCCCGGGAGTGCCGCTACACTGATTCGGGACCTGACGCGAACCCCCTACCATGCTCCTGACGGGATTCTGTACCTGAGGTCACAGCCGAATAACACTGCGACAGACCACACTGTCCACACGAAAATCCTGATTGTAACTGGCTTCAAGGCTTAGGAGTAACCATGCGACTACTGCCGCTTGTCTTCCTCCTAGGTTGTCCCAGGCCCGTTCCCGGCCCCGAGTTCGTGTCTGCCGTTCCCACCATCGTGGCCGCTTTCGAGTCGGCTGCGGTGTTTGGGGAACTGGGTGCAGGGATTGCCATTGCGGCGGGAAGCTACGAGGGATGCCTCGTTGGCCTGTCCGTAGGTGCTGCCTCTGCCTCCGGGGCTGAAGCTATCCTCGGCGCACTAGACGGTGCAGTCCTCCCCTCCATCGAGGTGGACGTCAGTGCCTGCCTAGCGCTTGGTAAGAGCCCGGAGGGGTTGGACGTCGAGTCTTGGGTAGGCGACCTCGTGAGCGCCTCCCTATCGGCTCCTCGGGGGATCCTCGCCAGCCTCAAGCCCGGGCTTTGCGAAGAGGATGCTCAAGCCTACGCCTGGAGCTTGGCTGCATTAGAGTATGCTCAAGGTGCCGCCGGTCCCATCGTCGATGAGATTAGTAGCCCGGATGGGGTGCTGGAGATCCCAGCCGTTGACGTTGACTTCGAACTGTGTGAGGATTGACCGATGGCAATCACCGTAAACAACCAGGGCACCAATCTTGGGAAGCGGATCGTCAAGGACACGGCGGTCACCAACAGCGTTGTCCACAATGTGACCGGCGCAAGCGGCTCGATCCACTGTATCTTCGTGGACAACAGCGGTCTCGGTGCCGTTGTCTATCTGAAGCTCTACGACCAGGCGACTACGGTCACGCTCGGGACGACGGACCCGGTCCACATCTTCATGATCCCAGCGTCAAGTCGGGAGGTTCTTGAGTTTCCCGATGGCCTTGCGTTCACGACCGCTATTTCCTACGCTTGCGTCACCGACGCAGGTACGGCGGGAACGAGTGCCCCGTCGACCCCACCTACCGTCTACATGATCACCTCGTGAGGCTCTGATGGCAGCTAGTGTAACCGTACAGAACAATGCCCTCGGAGCCAAGATCGTCGAGGATACCGCAGTCACAGCGACTGCGGTGACTAACGTCATCGGCTCTACGGGTACTCTCTACTACGTCGAAGTGGACAACACGAACAACTCGGCTGCGTCCTACTTGAAGATCTGGGACCACGCCAGTCCTACAGTAGGAACGACCGCTCCCGACATGGTCCTCCGGGCTCCAGCGAGCACCCGCGAGTACTTCGTCTTCCCGACCGGCATCGCGTTCACGACCGCTATCTCCTATGCCTGCGTCACTGCCGCAGGTACGGGTGGCACGGGAAGTCCATCGAGTTCGGTGACCACTCGCCTCATCGCAGGGTAGTAAGATGGCTGATTACAATAGTTCCAATTCTTCCGATAGAAAAGAAGCCAAGCGCCAGGAGCGTGGCGAAAAGAAGTTTGTGCGGCAAAACGAGCCCAAAGTCAAGTCGGGAGATGACCGTTGGCAACGGCTGACTCGGGCCGCTGAACGGGCACTAGCCGAGGAACAAGGTAGTCGTCCCACTGCCGCCCAGCGAGGCCAAATTCGTAGTGATGAGGCCCAGAGGTTGGCCGCCGGTCAAAGTACCCACCGTGAGTGGGAGGCTCGGAAACGTGATGACCTGCGCAGACGCGCCGACCATGATCCAGAAGCAAAGGCTCGACTGGGGGAAATCGAAGGAGAATTTCTAGAGTCGCAACGAGGGTCGGCCCTCAAGGGACGTCGCCAAGTTCGTGAGATGCGCCCACAACCTCCATTTGTAGTTGACCGCGTCGAGGGGAAGTACGCGATTGTACGAGATGCTCTCGGCCAGGAGTCACAATGGTTACTCGATGGCTCGGGGGAGATCGTTGGGCAGAGATCTGGCACACTAGGTGGGCGGGGTCGTCCGATCAGAGAGGGAGACACATTGGAAGAAGTTCCCCTAGACTGGGGCGCACACACGCCCACCTGGAAATAAGTAGATGGCTGACCCGAGGGACATTTATAAGGACCAAGATCTCAGGGGAGGAAAGCCTATACCTCCCCCGAAAGGGCCTTCCTCTGGTCACCCGCAGGACGTTGAAGTTGTTGACCTTCGGGAAAGAGAACGTGTCGAGAAGATGCGAGAGGAGGATCGCGCCCGGAGAAACCAAGGCAAGCCCGAGGAACCTTCCTCTCGTTTCGATGACGTTGACACTCTAGGAGCTATTCCTCGTCGGCCCCACCAAGGAGCAAAGGCGGCAGACCAAGATCTCAACATGGGAGTACCACCCGAGGAACCTTCCTCTCGTTTCGATGACGTTGACACTCTAGGAGCTGACCGCCCCGACCCTCACGATTACCCAGATCGACAGAGCTATCTTCAAGCTCTCGCCGAACGTGCAATGGGCGGGATCCATGGTCTTGTCGAAAGCACTCCCCAGGGGGCCGCACTCTATAAGACCCTGGATGCGATAGGGGCCGAACTCCCTGGGAGGAAGAAGTAGATGGACCCCCTGATGTCGCCAGAGGTACTAGCTTGGGCCGAGTCGCTGGGATTCTCTGCGACTGTGGGACTCGTCCTCCTGGGCTACATCCTCAAGGTGCTCATCCCTGCCCAACAGAAGATGTTCCAAGAGGCACTCAAGGCAGAACAGGAAGCCCACTCTAAGCTCATCCAAGCGATGACGGACTCCAACGAGAAGGCTTTCTCCCAGTTCGCACAAGTGCTCGTTGAGCAAAACCGTCAAATCGAACGCCTCGCTGAGGCGGTTAACAAACTCCACGGCATGTTCCTTGCCGAGGACCAGTCGAGAGTTTCCAATGGCTGAGATGAGTCGTACTCCAGTTCCTTCCGGCGCAGACCGGACTGATTACCTCCAACAAGTGGCTGATCGCGCCATGGGTCCACAAACCCAGACTTATGAGATCAAACCAGGAGATACTCTGAGTGAGATCGCTGCTCGTCACGGCGTGACGGTGGCTGAGATGATGGACCTCAACCCACAGGTTCGAGATCCCAGTCGCATTGCGGCGGGAGCCATGTTGAACTTGCCCGGATCCGCGCCTTCGATGGAAACGGTGGAGCGGGGGTCGGCCCTCGACGAGGCTCTAGCAGACCTTGGTGGAGACGACACGGGTGGGATGCCGATGTCCGAGGGTCCACCTGCGGCACCCCCCTCTATGCCCAGCTTTGGGGCAATGGACGTGGCGAGCCCCCGACCAGACGAGGGTCGTGACCCCTGGCAAGACCAGATTGAGGCCGCGCAATCTTTCCGCGAGGTTCGCGACATCGAGGATGAGTGGCTGAGCAAGATCGCAGACCGGCCCGAGAACCGTCCCGAGTCTGCTTACCCTGGGCAACTCCGCTACATGCAGCAAGGACTCTTCTCCGCAGGCTCGAAGCGACGTGCAGAGCTAGCGGAAATGGAAGGCCAGGACAAGCGTGCCGGTCGCCTCGAAGCTCGATCTGAGCGACAAGAGGCGAGGGCTGAAGACCTAGCCGACAAAGTCTAACGGTAACCCCCGAGGTTCCATGAATGCTTCCGATCTAATCAAGATGCACGAGGATCGGATCCGCCAGTTCCGGGCTCAAGGTCTGGGACGTAGGCGTATCGCTAGTGCTCTCAAAGAGTACGGGATTGACGTCCCACCCTACGTAGTGCAACTTGCACTAGATCGGATGGGGATAGGTCGAGGCCGCCCCACACCAGTGGCGATTGTCGAAGAGGCAAAGTCTCCTGACGCGGAAGAGGAGCCCATCGAGGACTGGATTGCCCGACGTGTTGAGGCATCCAAGCGGAAGATGGCTAAGGCAGACCGGAGTAAACGGACGCTGACGCTACCCGCAGAGCCCGTGGGGATCGCCGTGCTTGGCGATCCTCATCTGGATAACGAGGGCTGCGACTGGGCCCAACTGTACGACGACGTCGAGACTCTCCGCAGCACCCCCGGGGTCCTGGCATCGACGGTAGGCGACTGCCTCGACAATTGGATTGGACGATTGGGTAGGCTATACGCCAACTCTTCCACGACAGCATCGGACGGTTGGCGAGTAAGTCGGTGGCTTCTCGACGAGCTACAGTGGATCGCAATCGTCGGCGGCAACCATGACTCCTGGGCTCACGTGCCTGGAGTAGATCCGTTGAAGCTCATGTGTGAGGAGTTCAAGGTCAAGTGCTACGACCAAGACGAACTCCGCATCACGTTGACATGGAAGGATCGCCCTGACTTAGATCCTGTGGTTTGGATCTTACGGCATGACTTCAGTGGTCGCTCGTGGTTCCACCCGACTCACGGGCCGAACAAGGAAGCGATGCTCGACCCCGAGGCGAACATCCTAACGTGCGGTCACGTCCACTCCTGGGCCCACCTACAGACCGAGCAGAGGCAGGGACGTATCACTCACGCCATCCGCGTGAGGGGATACAAGAGGGCTGACGCCTTCGCTAAGACCAAGGGCTTCTACGAGCAGGTCAATGGCTACTCTTGCCTGATCGTCATTGACCCAACGGAGACATCCCCGAGCCGGATCCAAGTCTTCTGGGACCTAGCCCGGGGATGTGAGTACCTTCAGTTCTTGCGAAGCAGATAGCGAGGAGGCCCAGAACAGAGGTCCTTGCCCACAAGGAGCGCGGCCAGCGTTCCGAATCCCGCGCTCCAGACGTAGACACTGTGCCCACCCGGCGGGCTTTTCTGCGGCTTACCGTCTAGGTCCTCGAACGCTACTCGACCGAGGCACAGTTCAAAGTCGGCATCCCAGACAAGCTCCAGTCGCTTCATGTCTGTAGCAGTAGGGATGCAGACAGCGACCGTAAGATCATACTTACATGCTTGTTCCTTCGCACGCTGGATGAAGACGTCTACGCCAGGAAAGGGAGCGAACTCCTCTGGGTCTAACCCCGCCTCACGCAATCGCTTCTTCGGCACCCCGCGTTGGCCGAAGGGTGGATTCATCCAGACCCAAGCGCCTGAATGGAGATTCCACTCGTGAGTCAAGCATGAGTTATCTGTCGAGAGGAAGGCAAGTGCCGCCGATGACTCACGGTCTGCACATGCGTCGAGGTCAAAACCGGGGATGTTCAAGAACTCGCAAACCCTTTTGACAACCCACTTGGGTGTTCTCCACTGCTGCGACTCCAAGATCATGTAGGGCTTGTCGTCCTCATGGCACAACTTGTATTGGCCTAGCTTCGATGTAGCGTGGCCAGTGTAATCATTGACTGTCATGTGTACTTCTCCACGGGCATCCTAGCGTGTCGGCCTACACAACTACGGCACTTGTGAGTGCCCTTCTTGACGTAGGCCCCGTAGCAAGTGTCGGCCCCTTCGGGCACGACCTTGCCACAAAGTGTCATGGCTTCGGTCATAGTCCCGAACCCGTCTTCGATCCGGTGCATCTGAACCTTGCCTACGTAGTGGACTGTCGAGCCTGCCCACGCCACGGGGATAGGTCGATCCTTATGTCCCCTATTGCGTGCCATCACTCGGCTCCCTTCTTACTCGCGAGGGGATCTTCTAAGGTACATCCAGTCGCCCCTTGTATAAACATATGGTACAACGCCTTATGCCATCGGAGTCTACGTGCGCCCGGTTTTCGGGGGTGCATCCCCCTCTTGGTGTACAACTCATAGATCTCTGGCGTCCCAGGTTGCCCTGAGGGTCTGGGAGTCTCCATAATGTAGTGGCCGAGGTGATAGTCCACCAGGGACGGGTCAATGAACCGTCCGTGAAGCCGGTGTTCTGCCATGTCTATCCTCATGGGCGGTGCCATCGAGTAAAGCCAACAGGCACCGTAGTAGTCATCCTTGACGTGAGGGTGCCTAGTCTCGTAGTCCATTGTCGGCCTCCCTTATCGTCACGTCCACCTCGAAGCGGACAGTCCAAGGGTCGCCGCAGTGGCCGCAGGTGAAGACCGTCTGCTTAGTGACGATGCTCACGCCCCGCTCCTCAAGGTCTCGTATTACCCACCGACCGCACTGCGGACACTCCGCCTTGATCGTAATGCCAGGCAGGAAGTAAACGCCAAAACCCTTATAGACGGGCGAGACGCATTCTCCTTCAATCTCAATCATTTTTCACCTCGTGTAGGTTGAGTGTTGTCCATCCTTCTCGTGTCGTTTCCCGAACGGTCGGGAAGAGAACTACTCCCCGCACACCTTCGGCGGCACCGAGGATGTGTTGGATCATAGTCTCGTCGTAAGCCCGGTCGGGGATGGTGACGATACAAAGGAAGCCCACGGAACCTACGGGGTGGGGGGGCGAATAGGAGGACGACGCGGCTGCACAGATGGCCGTAGCCAGCAGCACCCACTGGGCTCCTGATGCGTAGCGAAGGGGCATCGTGTCACCCCTACTCCGCAGTAGTCCCATCTCGATCTTCTTGTCCGTAACGTTCATGTGGAACTTCATGGGAGCGTGCCTCAATTCGTGGTTAATGCAACGGATGAGGTGTGGGGCAGAATCCCTAAGTTCATCCCACATTCTCGCCCGGAGATCGTCCACGTCCTGGGACAGGTCCTTAATCTCATACGTTAAGGCACGAAGATCTAAGTCTGACTCCACGCCATGGCGTCGGAGGAGTTCTATCTCCTCCTCAACCGCCTTGAGCTTCTTCTTGAGGGAAGCGAGTCGCCTCTTCCGTCGCTTCCACTTGACCACGTCAGCTTCCATCCCACAGAAGAGGTCTACGAGGATGGCCAGCCTTGTGTCAGGACCTCCCCGAATAGCTCCCATGACTTCGTCCATGAGGTAGCGGACCCGTCCCGGAAGATCGACATGGGTGGCGCGCTTACCGGGCTTCAGTCCCCAGAAAGCTACATGTCCTGACGAGAGGGTTAACTCGGAGTAGGGTGAGCGGTGGATGTCCCCGAGTTCGATGAGGTCCGAGCCTGCCTTGACTACAGCGAACTGGTCCTTCCCTCCTAGGTCCTGCCCGGAACCCACAAGCCCGAGGCGTAGGGCATTCAACAGCATGGTCTTACCCACTCCGTTGCCGCCAACGATGATGGTTCGGGGACCGATGTCGAACTCTAGGTCTTTCTCAAACAGTAGGTTGGTTCTGATTTTCATACCATTCTCTCTTGAATCTCTGCCTCGGCGCTGAACTCTACGCCCAGGACAGTACGTGTTAAGCATTGCTCTACGATTCTTGCGGTTCTCTCTGCGTCTTCCTCCTTCACTAGGTACAACACACTGTCGTGCATTTGGTTGACGAGACCCGTGCGGGCCTCGAAGTCTGGTTGGATTCTCTCGCTAAGGTCGGCGAGGCCCATGGCGACTACGCCAAAGCCTCCCGCTTGGCAAGGAAAGTTGACAATAGCGGAGAGGTCCTCCCCGTTGGCGAAGTCACATCGCCTGCCCAGTACGGGGTCGAGCACGTAGCCCCGGCTACGCCACCCCTGAACCTCTGCCTTCCACCACTCCTCGAACTGTGGTGCTCCCTGCTTCCAGCGTCGGTGCAAGGCAGACACCTTGCGCACGTTGTAATGGGCGTAGATGAGGTTCCCGCTAGCATCCTCGGCACTGGTTAGCTGTTTGTGGATGGTCGTCGGAGACGCCCCGTAGAGGCTCGCATAGCATAGGGTCTTGGCGAGGTCCCTCGCTGCCTTGAACTGTCCCTTACCCTTCTTGGTCTTATCCTTGGGAGCACCGTCGATCTTCCAGTAGGCATCCCCGAACATAGCCTGACCCGTAATGCCGTGAGGCTCGATGGGTATCTCCCCCTTGAACGACTTGAGGTACATGTCAGCGCCCGCAACGGCTGCGGCTAACCTTAACTCTAGCTGGTCCATGTCCGCGTAAACGAACCGGTAGCCCGGAGGGGCTGCGAAGATGTCGCGGATAGAGTAGGGCAGCGTCTGGAAGATGTCCGACGTGAAGCGTCCCGACATCGTACCGTGGGACGAGTAGTCAGCGTGGACCCAGCCGTCCCGGGCTTTATCTGCGATGGGTAGGAGGTACGTGGTGATCAACTTGTTAGCCCTACGCCACTGCCGTATGGCCTTGAGGTACTCTCGCTGGTCCTCGTCGATGATCGGGTTGCTGATTAGGGCACGAAGGCTGGCGTCGTTGGTACTCGGCACGCCTGCCGCCGTGAAGTCCTGGGGAGGCAGGTGCCACTGGTAGTACAGTAGCTCTGCCAACTGCGTATGGGAGCCCGGATTGACGCTGGGTGCCTGCTGAACTAAGGCGCGAAGCCACTTGGCTCGCTCCTTCTCCTGCTTGGTGAGGTGTTCGAGGCGTCGGTTGTTGTCCAGGGGTAGACCTAGCCGCTTCATCTGGACGCACAGACCCTGCATCTTGCTGTCGAGTTCGAAGACCTTGGCTTGACCCCTGTCCGTCATGGAACGGAACACCTGGGGCGCACAGAGGCTCGTGACGGTGATGTCTCGGGCGTTGTATTGGTGTAGCTCCGCATCCGTCCGGGCTTCCGTAGCCGTATGGTCAGCCTTCCAGGCAGGAGCGTCGGTAAACTCGGCACCAACAAAGCCTAGGGAGTGGAAGACCTCATTGTTGTGGAGGCGATGGGCCAAGATCATGTCGAGGTGAGGCGTCGGAGTCACCCCAAGCCAGTTCTCGGTGACGATACGGTCGAAGTAGCCACTGTTATGGCCCACGATAGCCGTCTTAGGGTCCGTGAACAGGTCTCGGAGCGCTTCCTTGACCTCCTCGAACTGTTTGTCGGTGTACCAGTCCTGCTTCCCCGTCTCGATGGAGACCCAGGGGATGACAAGGACGTCGAGCCCTCGACCTACGCCGAGACAGGTGGGAGTGACGAGCAATGTGTCGTCGCGAGTGGTCTCCCAGTCATATGCGACAGCCTTACCTCGCCATCGAGCCACTGCGTCCCGCGTTTGTTGGGGAGTGGGTCCGATGATGGGGACAGGCTCGGTCCAGTCGAGTTGTCCCTTGAAGTGGCGGGATGCCTTGATGATGTCGTGGCGGAAGTAGTGTCGCCACTTGGGTTGGTACCGCACGAGACCAGGGTCCTCGGTCGCGAGCACCTTGGTGCCGCTGTCGAGGGTGATGGGTGCCCCTCGCACGTCACGGAGGACCGGAGCGCCGGGTAGGACAGCCTTGGTGGGGAAGGTACCGCACGTCAGGATGTTCTTGTGCTGCCGCATCTCCGCTTCGAGTCGCGGACGGCAGCACTCCTCCGGGCTTAGGAGGGGTTCCTCCTTGTTCCGCTTGCGTTGACGGTTGATCCGCTTACGCTTCGCGTCGAACTCTTTCTTCTTGTCCTTGGGATAGCGGCAGGCCACAGTCGTAGTCCACGACACGGTGTCGCGGGAGTAGCCTGCACGCTCTAAGGCTTCGAGGGCTTCGGCACCGTCTGGTCCGACGCCGGGGGCACCTCGAAGCTCGTCTCGCTTGGAGGGGAACGGTAAGACCACCAGGGTATCGCTGTTAAGCTCCGCAGGGACGGGGCGAAAGCTCCCCTCCTTACGCAGGTGGATACCCAAGGCGCACTGGTCACATGCCGCCAGGCTTAGGCAGTCTTTACCGTTCATCTTCTCTCCAAGGGAGGTGGGAGGCAGGGGATAGGTGAAGCACGGGGTACGCAGACACTGGACCTACGAGCACGAGTGTCCGCTCAGGAGCGCTGTAGGCTAGCCTCTTTGTTGCGCCCGCTCACCTTATCCCCCACCGACTCTGTCGGATATCGCCGACAGCCCACAAAGCCAGGAGGGCGAGGGTACTACGCTCGGAGGAATCCCACAACCCCCATGGATACCCCCGCCCTCAAGAAATTAGGGCCAGGAGAGCAAGGGTACCTAGTGCTAGCTTAACTTGGCCTCACCTTAGCCCGACGCTAGGTACCCTTGCCCTCAAGAAATTAGAAGTCGAGGACTTGATCCAAGGCAGCGGTGTCCTCGCTCTCCACGCCATTCATGGAGGTAGGAGTCGAGTCCTCCGAGTAGACATCCTTGGTCGCCTCGTAGTCCGCCTCGGTGATCCACTTGACCGTCGGGTAGCTACCCTCGGGTGCGGGCTTGAAGTAGACGTAGCCACGGCGTCCGAGGACAGCCTTGGCACTCATCTTCTTCTTGCCCCACTTGCTCGTGTCGTGTCCGACAGAGACAAGCAGTGCTGCCCAGAACGGGGAGAGCTTGGACCACTCCTGCGCGTTGCGGGGGATGTTGAGGCCATCGTAGATGGTGCGTCCCGTCATGTCACCTTCGACAACACGAGCCGTGAAGCGGGCACGAGGTGCTCCCTTCCGGGTCTCGGTCGTATCCGTCGAGATGATCTCGACAGCGAAGCTACCCTCGCGAGAGGGGGCACCCATTCCGGATGCTGCGGTTACACCATTGAAGTCTGCGTCAAAGTTCCAGTCACTCATATCTTACTCCCAATCCTCAATCACAGTTGTGAGGCTATCAATGAAATTGTCCAGCATGGACTCGTTAAGCCGCCGGATGGCAGCCCTGTCTACGGCATCGGACATCGCCCACCGGATGTGGCGCGGGTCCTTTGCTTTCTTTTGTAAAGGTGGAACATTCTTTTTCAAGAATGCGTTTAGGTCGAAGTCTTTGTTGTCGTCCTCCTTCAGGATCTGTGTTGCGAGTGTCTCCACCACTGGGTCCATCCACTCCAACTCTTTGGGTCGGGGCAGGTCGTAGCCAGCGAGGAGCAAGGGCTCACGCAGGTTCATCGGGAACCGGCGAGGGAATACGTTGTCCCGATCCTTCGTCACGTAGGTCGGGTCTGGCTCAGTCGAGAAAGCGTATGGCCAGATAGGATTGGTCTTGTCTGATACGACACGTAGGATGATGTCGAGCATACCTGGGATCTTCTCGGTAGCCTTGAAGCCTGCGAGAGAGAAGGTGCCGGGGACGAAAATCTTTTGTCCCCCCTTCTCCACCTCACGAGGCGGGCTCTCATGGAACTCCCAGATGACATTGCATCGCGCCTGACGCGCAGCATCCCGGGCTTCCAGCCAGAAGTCTCCGTACTTGTCCCAGACTGACCAGCCTGAGTACTCGGTGCGTAGCTTCTTGGCTTCGTTGTCCGCCTCGATGGACAGGTCGGAGAACACGATAGTGTCCACCTTCTGGCCAGCCTTAGCGATGATGCCAGGAATGTCACGGATACCTGCGGCAGGCAGGAACCGCCTAGGTTCGTAGCCCAAGTAAGACGCACACTTGAGTGCGCCTCGTGGTGCCACGAAGAGTGCCTCGGGAAAGGCGCGAATGTTGGCGAGTGTCTTGCCCCTACCAGGAGGCGAGTACATCGCCAAGAACAGAGGGTCCTTGGTCGTCATGGTATTTGGAATCCTTGAGTCTGCGTTGGGGTTGTGTCTGTGCCCTGTTTGCACTTGGCAACATAGGGGCAGGCACCATACCTTGTCCAACAAATTTGATCGGAGATGGCCATAGGCCAGTTTGAAATAGGTAAATCACTTGCCTCTAATTTTGCCAGTTCCCGACGACGGTGGAGCATGGACGGCTTGAACGCTGCCTTCATCCCCTCCCCGATGTCGAGTACGTGGCGCGAGAACTTCCAGACACCATCCCTACCGGGCTTCCGCAGGAGATTGATGAGCACTCCTCCGAACTTCCGTCCGAACATCTTCTCGCCGAAGATCTGGTAGCCCACCATCTGTAGGCTTACCTCGAACGGGCGGATCCCAGGACGGCTAGCTGTCTTGTGATCTACGATGTACACCTTACCTGTAGAGGCAGACTTCACGATGAGGTCAGCCCGCTGGGTGAAGAGGAAGGAGTCCCCCCCATCCCGTAGCTGCATCTTCAGTTCCTTCTCAATGGCCAGCGGAGTCCAGCCCTTGTCGGCGTAGTCGAACTCCCACCCGTACTGTAGGTAGAACTCCTCGACCTTGGGTGCAAGGTAGTCCCAGTTAGGCTCGTCCTCTAGCTTCGCGGCTAGTGCGTCGAGAGGTGCTAGGTACTCGTTCTCCTCTTCCCACTTCTCGCACATGCTTGCCATGTAGCGGTGGGCCAGGACAAGGTGGATGAGGGTGCCGAACATCTGCGGTTCAGTAGATGTCCGGGGCTCCTCCAACACATACGAGTAGCCGTACATGCGGAGGCACCTGCCTAGGGTGTCATGCCTATGAGCACCCCAAGAGGATTGCCCTGGGTCAATCAGCTTCATCTTCCTTCTCCCTCTTCTTCCGTTTCTTCTTTGGTATGGATGCGATCAGGCTTGCGATAAGTCCGACCAGCTTGACAATAGGTATTACAATCTTGGCTGGCTTCTTCACGAGTAGTCTCCACGTGGTTAAGTAAGGTTCAACCAATACTTTGGAGGACCTGTGTTAGAGGTAGCACGCAGGCTCGCAGTGTACTCGGTCGCCTACGTTGTCCTCCAAGTCATCACAGGTATCGAGGTAGCCCTGGTATCGGTGGCGCTAGTGCTGTTCGCAGAGTGGCCCCTGGTCGGAGCACTAGCGTTCACCACACCCTTCGGGCTACCACTACTAGTCATCCAGGCGGCACTAGTAGTGGTAGTCTACGAGAGACTAGAGACAACTCATGGTCGTGGTGAAGAGCAGGATGGCGTAGATTACGCCAATCGCCACTAGTACCACACGAGTAGCCATACCCTCTAGGCCGCACTTGACCTTAGTGTCCTGTAGTTCCCGCGCCTTTCGGTAGGAGGGAACCTTCTGCCACTCACCCTTGGTGAGTCCTAGGTGCTCACAGAACCGCCTGCCTGTGACAGCAGACTTCACCGTAGAGGGACACTTCACGTACTCGACGCAAGGTTGTCCGGTGTCCTTGGTCGAGGTGCCTGTCATGGACATGTAGAGGGTATCAGGAAACTGTCGTGGGTAGTCGTAGTCGTAGCGACGCCACGCTGCGATTGACAGTTCCAGGTCTATGTCTCGTCCTATCCACGTCATGTCACCCTCGTCCAGTCGACAATACCGGCAGCGATTGTCCTGCCCATAAGTCTTAGGTCTGCGTTGTTGATCTTCGGTGTCGCGTTCATCGCGAAGGGCTCACACAATACCGCACTGATGTTCGCAGGTCCAGCAAAGATCCCAGCCACACAAGCGTGGGCGTTGACTGTCCAGTCGTCAGGGCGAGTCTCCCGTACCGCGACAGGCATACTGTCAAACATCCGAGCTACCCTGTCGTTGATGCAGTGGGCCAGTGCCCTGCCTCCCTGACTACGAGCGTCGTGGAAGAACACTGCCTTCTGCTTGGGGTCCTCACCGGGGAGGGCGTTGAGGTGACAGGACACGTAGGCAACCTTGTCGAAGTCGTGGGCATACTGGCACGCCTTGCGTTGCCTCTCGTCTAGGCCACCTTCCCCATCAATGATGACGTGGAAACCTGCCTTGAGACACGTAGCCATGATGGCTTGGATGTACTTCCCAACCTCGATGACTTCCCACTTGGCATTGAACGGAGACTCGGCACCCTTCGAGGGCTCCCTCCCGTGGGCACCGAGGTGCCCCCAGGAGATGTAGACTAGTGTCTTCATGGGCTAGCCTCCCAGTTAACGGAACGGAACTCCATCGCCTCGATCAGTTCCTCGCTCTGGAACTCCTCGATGATCCCTTCGGATACGAGGTACTCCTTCTGCCCCGTCGTGAACAGGGGAGAGTGAATCAGGTTCGTCACTTGGAGTGCATCGTCCCCACCGTAGGGCTTGAATCTCTTCTGCCCTTTCAGCTTCAAGTACAGTCGCCACATCTTTGTCTTACTCATTGGTCTCTCCGTGCCACGTTGTCAATGATAGTCCAGCCTTGTCGAGCCTCACGGGCTCGGGCTTCCCCTGGTTCCTTGGCTGCCTGTACCTCAAGTGACTCT